CAGAAGAAGGCCAAGGTGATGCTGGCGGTGCTGAAGCAGCAACTGGGAGACTGAGATGCTCTACGTCAAAGCCATCGACAATCAGATTGTTGCGTATCCTTACACGCAGACTGATCTGATGCGGGACACCCCCTCGACCAGTTTCCCGAATGGCATCCTGTCGCCTGCCAGTCTGGCCGAATGGAACGTGTTCCCGGTCCATTACTCGGATCAGCCGGTGGTTGATGTTTTGACGCAGCGCATGGTTGAGATTGCCCCGTTGTATGATGGGCAATCTTGGATTCAGCAGTGGACTGTTGAAGCTATCCCGCAGGACGAGATCGATGCCCGCAATGTTCAGCAAGCATACTCAGTGCGCGCAGACCGGAATGCCCGTCTTGCCGCCACTGACTGGCGTGTGATTAAGGCGCTTGAAGCTGGGCAACTCCAAGACTTCTCGGTGGCCGCTTATCGCCAAGCCTTGCGTGATATCCCTTCCCAACCCGGCTTTCCCTGGGATATTATTTGGCCGGAGGCACCGCAATGACCATCCCACGCAATCTATCCAACCTCGCCCCTGGCGCTAGCACTGGCGGCGTTTTGAGCGCGAGCTATGGCGGCACGGGCGCGGCAACGCTTACCGGCGTTTTGAAGGGCAATGGCACATCTGCTTTCACAGCCGCCACGGCAGGCACGGACTTTGTTGCGCCGGGTACAGCAACCACCTTCACAGCCACCCAAACTTTCAACGGCTCCTCCAGCGTCCTTGGCGCGGTCTTCACGGACATTGCCGAAACCACCACGATCAGCGCGACGGCTGCCACTGGTACGATTGCGTATGATGTTACCACGCAAAGCGTTCTGTATTACACCAGCAACGCCTCGGCCAACTGGACAATGAATTTCAGGGCTGCGTCTGGAATATCTCTGAACTCAATTTTGGCTATCGGGCAAACTATCACGGTAGCATTCCTCGTCACCCAAGGGGCAACCGCGTATTACAACAACGTGGTTCAAGTTGATGGCTCTGCCGTCACGCCCAAGTATCAGGGCGGCACCGCTTGGGCTTCCGGCAATGCTTCCAGTATTGATATTTACACATACACCATTGTGAAGACGGGTTCCGCAGCATTCACTGTGTTTGCCAGCCAAACAAAGTTTGCGTGAGGTAATAGGATGCCAACAATCATCACCAGAGGCGCGGGTTCCGCTAGAGGTTTTGGGTTTGGTGGTATTGTTGCGGCTCCACCGGGCCAGCAAGCATTTACATTAGCAGCAACATACTCTTGGGTTGCTCCTGCTAACGTAACTTCTGTTTCTGTCGTTGTTGTTGGAGGAGGTGGCGGCGGTAATAATTATCTTGGTTCTGCTGGAGCAGGTGGTGGTCTAGCATATAAAAATAATATTACGGTAGTTCCTGGCACATCATATACAGTTATAGTAGGTGCAAATGGTTTAGGTTTACCTTCAGGTACGGGACAGAATACAGCGCCTGGAAGTTTAGGTGCGCCTTATAATGGAGAAACTAGTTCATTCTCTAATGGCGTTATTACTACTAGCGCAACAGGTGGACAACATGGTGGTGGATATAGTACTTCAACACGACCGGCGGGTGGAGTAGCTTCGGGAACTAATGATGGCGGCGGCGGTGGCGGTAGCGGCGGTGGCCCTGCCTCTGCTAATGTTCCTGGCGCCACCGGCACAAGAATGGCATCAGGCGGCGGTGGTGCTGGCGGTTACAGTGGTTCTGGCGGCAATGGCGCTGGCAGTTCCACTACTATTGGCGGCCCATATTCTGAACCTACAGCAGGATCGGGCGGCGGTGGTGGTGGCAGCGCTGGTATGGCAACCAACAACTTCGCTGGTTTTTACGGCGGTGGTGGCGGTGGCGGCGTAGGTATATTAGGGTCAGGCTCAAATGGAGCCGCAGGAACTACAGACCTTACGGCAGCCAGCCCTGATCCCACAATGGTGGGTCAAGGGGGTTCTGGTGGTGCTAATGGATTTGTTCCTGCAACCACCCAGGTAGGCGGATTTGGCGGTCCTTATGGCGGAGGTGGTGGAGGAGGAAGTGGTTCTAACGTTGCAGCAACAGGCGGAGCTGGCGGTGGTGGAGCAGTCCGCATAATCTGGCCCGGCACAACGCGGCAATTTCCCTCGACTGGAACAGGTGACTTATGAAGTTGTTTATTCAAATTAAAAGCGGTCAACCCGTTAACCATCCAGCGTTTGAAGATAACCTTATCCAAGCGTTTGGCGCCGTTCCCGATCACTGGGAGCAGTTTATTCGGGTTGAACGCCCTATTCCCGGCGTATATGAAATCCTAGAATCCGATCAACCGATCTATCAAAAGGTTGATGGTGTTTGGACTGATGTGTGGTCATTGCGGCCAATGACTGAGTATGAAATTACAAAGCAACAAGAAGTGCGTGACGAGCTTGAGAAGTTAAATCTTCCCCTCAACGTAATTTGGCCGGAGGTGCCACAATGACTCAAGACATTTTCAACGCCATGATGTCCATCGGGGTGGCGGGCTTCGGCTGGCTGCTCAAGACAGTTTGGGACGCCATCGGCTCGCTGAAGGACAGCCTCAGTAAGCTGGAGCGTGAAATTCACACTTCGTATGTCAGCAAGGCGGATTACCGCCAGGACATTACGGAGATGAAGGACATGCTCAAGGCGATCTTTGAAAAACTGGATAAGAAAGCCGATAAGTGATTCCGCTGGTAGTTTGCACCACCCGGCCTGAAGGCTCGGGGCCTTCGCCGCTAACCGTGATGCGCGAGAGCGTGTATGCCTATGGCGGGTTGCAAACCGAATTGCAGGTCTTCCGCACCGGCCATGGCAATTTTGGCGATGCATACAATTATGCAATGCGGGATGCGTTTGAGACGCACGACGAAATCTTGATTGCCAACGACGACATCGTTTTGAACCCCTCGACTATCCGCGTGCTGATGGAGGATGTCGCCGCCCTGCGCGCTACGGTGCCGCGCCTCGGCCTTGTCGCCGCGCGATCCGATTCCGTGCGCTACTGCCAGAACGTCCACCATATGCGGAATCCGGACGCTGTGGAGGTTGAAGCCGTCTCGCCTATCCTGGCGTGGATCAGCCGTGAGGCGTTTGAGGCCGCACCGTTTCCGCCAATAAATTGGTATTCGGATGATGTGCAGTGCGCCGACCTTTCGGCGCTAGGCTATCAGCATTTCGTTTCGCGTGCCTATGTGCATCACGTCGGATCGTCCACCATTGGGCACGACAACCAGCGCCACATCGACGAGGCGCGACCCTGGATCGTCGCAAACCGCCCCCAATACGCCACGCGCTGGGGCTTGATAACGAGGCCACCTTTGAAAATCGCTGTTTACGCCATCGCCAAAAACGAAGCGCAATTTGTAGAACGCTTTTGCGAAGCCGCCCGCGACGCTGACGCCATCGTGATTGCCGACACCGGCAGCACGGATGGGACGGCGGAACTGGCCGTGAGGTGCGGCGCGCTGGTGCATACCATCTCCGTGCGTCCCTGGCGGTTTGACGTGGCGCGCAACGCCGCCTTGGCCTTAGTGCCCGCCGACATCGACGTATGTGTCAGCGTCGATCTGGATGAAGTGCTGGAACCCGGCTGGCGAGAGGAAATTGAACGTCTTTGGGTGTTGGGCGAGACGACGCGAATGCGTTACCCGTTCGACTGCGGCCAGGGGCTGATTTTCCAAAACGAAAAAATCCACGCCCGGCACGGCTATCGGTGGGCGTATCTCTGCCACGAATACATCACGGCGGATAAGCGCATCACAGAGGCGTGGGTAGACACCGACAAGCTGTTGATGAAGCACCTGCCCGACCCGACTAAAAGCCGTGGTCAATATCTGGACATGCTGAAGGCGGCGCGGGACGAAGACCCCAACTGCGAGCGTAGCGCATTTTACTACGCGCGCGAGCTTTACTATCACGCGCAGCATCAGGAATGCGTGGACGCCTTCGCGCATTACCTCGCCATGCCCAGCGCCAAATGGCCGAACAACCGATCTTTTGCCTACCGGACGCGGGGCCGGTGCTATTGGCAATTGGGCGAGCAGGCAAAGGCGGAGAAGGAATTCCAACTGGCTTCGCTGGAGGAACCCAACACCCGGGAGCCTTGGTGCGAGCTTTCGGTGTTATGCTATCGACAGGGCCGGTGGGCGGAATCCTTCGCCTACGCCATGCGGGCGCTGGCGATCACAATCAAAGTCATCACATTTTCATCTGATCCCGCAGTTTGGGGCGCGCAACCGCATGACCATGCTGCTATTGCAGCGTATCGCTTAGGCATGAAGTCAGTCGCCATTGAGCAAGGGCAACTGGCGATAGCTTTGGCGCCGGATGATGATCGGTTGAAAGCCAATCTCAAGTTTTACATGGAGGACTGACCATGGACAAAATTCTGAACATCATCCGCACCGTGGCGCCGTCCATCGCCACGGCGCTAGGTGGTCCGCTGGCAGGCATGGCCGTCACCGCCGTGAGCAACGCCGTCCTGGGGCGTCCCGATGGATCAGAGGAGCAGATAGCGGCGGCGATGCAAAGCGCCACGCCGGAACAGCTTCTCGCGCTCAAAAGGGCAGAGCAGGAATTCCTGATCCACATGCGGGAGTTGGACATCGACCTGGAGCGTCTTGCTGGCGAAGATCGAAACAGCGCGCGGAATCGTGAGGTGCAGACCCACGATTGGGCGCCGCGCATCTTGGCCGGGCTTGTGACGACGGGCTATTTCGGCGTGTTGTTCTGGATGCTGAAATTCGGGCTGCCGTCCAATGGTGCGTCGGAAGCGTTGCTTGTTATGCTGGGGGCACTGGGTAGCGCATGGGGCGGTGTGATCACCTACTATTTCGGCTCTTCGGCTGGCAGCCGGGCCAAGGACAACGTCATCCAGCGGCTACAAAAATGATTACCACGGCGCTGATGAAGCAATTGGACTGGGTGTATCCGGATGCCTGGGCGGCATCCTTCGCCGCCGCCTGCCCGGCGTATGGGATCGACACCAAAGACCGGATCGCCGCCTTTTTGGCGCAGGTTGGGCATGAGAGTGGCGGCGGAAAATTCACCCGGGAGATATGGGGGCCGACGGAGGCGCAGGCGAAGTATGAGGGGCGGCGCGACCTGGGCAATGTGGAAAAGGGCGACGGTCTGCGTTTTCGAGGCCGTGGAGCTATTCAAATAACAGGGCGTGCAAACACGACAGCGGCGCGAGATGCGTTGAAGCCCGACATGGACCTGGACGTGTTTTGCGCGTGGCTGGAGACGGCGGAAGGTGCTGGAACAAGCGCCGCGTGGTGGTGGAACGACAGAAAATTAAATGAGTTAGCCGACGCTGGACGGTTTGATGACATCACCCGCAGAGTGAATGGCGGATTTAATGGGCGGGATGATCGCATTGCACGGTGGACAAAAGCAAAGGCTGCTCTGGATGAAACCCCTGCAAAATGAGGATTATCAACCATGGCACAGCCCGCTTACAAGTGGAGCGACATAGAACCAGTCTATAACGCGGTGATGCTGCACGGCAATGTGACGGCAGCGGCGCGGTCATTTATACCGCCGATGAGCAACAAAACTGCTGCGAATCAATACGAAGCGGCGCTCAGTCGTTTCAACAAGCCCGATGTGCGCAAAGCGCACAAGGCGATGGCGGTAGCGTATGATCCGGATAATCCACCGGAATGCGAATTGACGTTAAAAATCAGCCATTTAAACGCCGTTGCGGTGGCTTTTAGCGATGCGCATTGGACGTCGCTGTCACAGCCCCGCAGCCTAGCGCATGAAGCGCTATTGCGCGCCATTCCTCTGGTGCAGCCCGATATTTTGCTGAGTGTGGGCGATTTGGTGGATATGGGCGAGCCATCGCGCCATGACCCGCTGGGGTGGAATCGTCGCGTCAAAGTCAAAGAAGAACTAAGCGCGGCCAAGCAGCATCTCGACGACATTATGGGATTAGCACCGCGCGCGTTGAGATTTTGGGTGCGCGGCAATCACGACGATCGATTTGATAAATATTTGGCGCTAAATGCTGCCATGTTTGAAGGCGTGGATGGATTTGACTTTGCCGGGCAATTTCCAGATTGGAAAATGTGTCATCGACTGGATTTGAACGACTCCGTTGTGATGCACCGTTTTCACGGCGGAATTCATGCGGGATGGAATAACGCCGTTAAGGCAGGCGTTTCTTTTGTTTCCGGCGATACGCACTCGTTGGAAGTGAAGCCAATGGTCGATATGCGCGGGCGCCGATATGGCGTGCAGATTGGCATGCTGGCTGATCCAGCGTGGCCATGTTTCGGCTACATGCAAGGCAATACCAGACTTTGGAATCCCGGCTTTGCCGTTTTAACGTGGAAGGACGGAGAGCTTATGCCGCCAGAATTATGCGAAATTGTAAATGGGGTTGCATGGTTTCGCGGTCAGCAATTGGCCGGTAAACCGCGCATTCGCGTCAAAGCGGGCCGTTCCGCGTGAAGGGCGAGAAGATTGAAAAGATTGCCCCTGATGATTGCCTGATTGCCGCTTCCGCCCGAAAGGCGCTGGAGGATGTTTTATCGCGCAATCCCACCGTGATGATGATCGTTTACGAAACGGCGAAACAAATCGGCTATGCCAGTGTGCCGCCATCATCGGCGGTGGCTATGGGTCTTTATGTCAAAATCGGCAACGTGCTGGTGCCCGACGACGGCTAAAAACCCGTTCCTGCATTTTGTAAAAAAATCTTCCGATTTAGGCGGAAAGGCTATTTTATTTTTTCCGGATAGGGGGTAAAAAACTCCCAGGCCAACGAGCCAACGGAAAGGACTTTGACCATGACCATCGAATTGAACATCCCCGAAACCGCCGCCGAGTGGAACGCGATCATCCTTGGCGAACTGGCCGCTGAGTTTGGCGAGAGCCACATTGTCACCCGCGCTGCCAAGCGCATCGCCGCCAAAGGCTTTGAACTGCTTGAAGTGCAGAAGACTAGCGGCATGCGGGAAGGCTTCAACTGGGGCCGCTCCTCGCATGGCGAGCGCCGTGTGACGCTGCGCCATATTAACTTTGCGCACCCCGAAAATCCTGGCGAAGCCATGGCGGTTATCGCGGTGAGCCAGACCATCAACTACACACAGTGCAACCCATACGACCGCGCCCCCAAGCACAACGGCATCGAACAGTGGACGCTTCAGGCCAAGGACGACGCAAAAACCGCCCTGGGGTGGGCGGCATGAGGCTCGACCTGCACTTTACGCCGCACGAAGCCCGCGCGGTCAAATTCCTCGCCGCGCGGTGCGGCGAGGAAGTGCCACTGGAGGCGCTGGCCGATGCGATCTACCTCACCAAAGCCGAGCGCCCCCGGACATGGAGGCAGTCGGCAATGGCCATGATGCGCCAACTGCAAATTAAATGCGCGCTTTATGGCCCCATTGAATTCTACCGGAAAAGCCGCCTGGGTGCGGGCGGCAAAGCTATCTACCTCGCAACATCAAGAAAGGACGAAACACATGGATAAGCCCCTGCCCATCAATCTGGTGGATTTGGAAATGGCGCAGCGCGTCAAACAGATCAGCCGCGAAATGCCCGCTAACCCGGAGGTGGCCCGCGAGGTGCTGGCCACCGTGGCGGAATACCTCACCCACCGCTCCAAAGGCGACGACGACGCCGCCCGCCACGATCTAAAATACATCACTATGGTGGTGGGGTTCCTGTGATGGAGAATCTTCAGAAAATGGCCGTTACGCCCGTCGATTCCCGCTACCTCAAATGCGCCGAGGACATGCGGGAGGAAGCGAATCAGATCGCCATGACCATCGCCCGCGTCGGTCATTGCCACCCCGGAATTCCGGCGGCGCTGGATGCGCACGTTTCCGTAATGCTCCAAGCCATCGCCGCCGAGCATATGGCATACGGGCGCGAGACGCTGGCCAAGCACTATTTGGCCAGCGCGTTGCGGGTGGAGGCTGGGGTATGAACACCATGCGACCCATCCCCGAGATGATCGACGGCCTACGCGAGCTACGTGACGAGGCTCTATCTGACGAGTATTTGTGGGACAGCGCATTGTTGAATGACGCCGCCAATTACATCGAGGGTGCTACCGACAGCCTGCGCGAGCATATGCAGATGCTGACAGAGATGCGCGTGAGGCTGGAGCAGGTGCGCCCCCTGATGGAGCAAGTAGTCGATAAATTAGAACAAGAAATTAATATATTGTATTACCATCGCAATGAAAACCCTTATTACATGCGTCTTTATAATAACGACATGGAACTACCGCGAGCAATCAAGTCCATGCTGCGCTGGTGGGAGCCGGGGACAGCAGAACCTGCAAGCATTAGCCATTGGGGGATTGTGGAATGAGCGAACCAGCAAAAGACGAAGCCGAACTGATGGAGCGGGTGGCAGAAGCCCTATACGATAATTACGATTTGGACCTACCGATGTCTTTTACTCTCGCCGCAATCCGCGCGGCAGGGTGGGCTGTGGTGCCGGTTGAGCCGACGGAAAAAATGTTAACCGCTGGAATTGAGGCAGATTATGTGTGGCGGCACAATTCTGAAAACGCCCGGATAAAAATAATATTGCAAGACATGCTCGCAGCAGCGCCGGGGGTGAAGCCATGAGCGATGAGCAGGAGGCGTTGGTGCAGCAGGCCGTGGCTGGCATCGCGGCCAGAATGCGAGTGGATCTGGCTGACGGCTATAGGCTGGCCGCCAAGGTGGCTTTGGCCGCGCTACAGCCGTCTGATGGCGTGTATTATTCCCGCGACATCACAACGCATCGCGCTGAAAAAATAGCGCACGAGCGGGTGAAGCAGAAGTTGGAAGAAGCTGCTGACGCCTGGGGCATCAACATGGAGGAAAAACCATGATCACTCAACTCAACCCACCGATCCCCGTTCGCACGCTGGACGGTAAAGGCATGGCGCATATGGTCATCGACTATGGCGTTGAACACGATCTGCTTTGGGTGGTGTTTCAAAACGATACCGGCGAATGCTGGTGCTGGCGGAATCAGGACATCCGCGCGCAGAACAATATCACGATGGGCAGGGTAACGGAGGCTCCGCCATGAGTGCCGTCAGGGTGGCGATTGCCGCCCTGATCCTCGCCGCTGGTGCCGCCCAGGCGTCGTCACGGTGCCCACCAACCGGGCTGGCGTCATGGTATGGCACGAGCCACAATGGACGCCCCACCGCATCCGGGGAGCCTTTCCGAAGCTCCGCCTTGACCGCAGCTTCACGGTGCCTGCCGCTTGGCACCGTGGTGGAAGTGATGCACCGCGATAGGTCTGTGGTCGTGCTCATCAACGACCGGGGGCCATACGTTTCATCGAGAATTCTGGACCTGTCGCATGAAGCCGCGAAGCGCCTGCACATCACCGGCGTGGGGTTTGTGCGAATTAGGGTTTTGCACCGCCCATAAAAAATGCCCGCCCTGGCTCGAACCAAGGCGGGCAAGTTGGTATCATGGGAAAGGAACAATGATCACATCACGCCAGGAGAGCGCCCTGTCTTATGTCATGGCGGCTTGTGGCGTGCAAGCGTCAAAACACTCTTGCCGCGCGTCAACGCCGCGTTTACAAACGCGGCATGGAAAACTCTTACGATCTGGCCGCCTTAGCGCGGGACGTTATTGATGCAGCCGGTGGCACGGTGGGCGTTGCGCGAAAATTGGGTTATTCGCGCCAGCGCGTGCATTACTGGCGCCGTCGAGGTGTGTCGCGTAAAGCGCTATCCGCCCTGCATCACACGCTGGGAATTCACCCCAGCGTGGTGCGCCCTGATCTGGTTATCGACGTCGTTAAGCCCGCCGACGAAGCCGCGTGAGCGATGACGACATCACGCTGATTCTGCCGCTGCCGCCCAGCATCAACAAAGCGTGGGTGCCGGTTCGCACTCGCACGGGCGCGAAGCTGATTAAACGCGCCGCGTCCAAAACCTGGGCGAATTCGGCGCGCTGGGAAGTGTCCATACAACGTGCGCACAAGCAAATTGCCGCGCCGTTTGAGGCGATTATCGAATTGCCGAAAATGCGCGGCGATGTCGATAATCGCGTGAAGCAACTGCTCGACGCCTGCCAAGCCGGGGGCGCGATCACCAACGACAGGCTATGCCAGCGGCTGGTGGTGGAGCATGATGTGGACCGAGAAGGCGCCGTTTACCTGACTTTGCGGCCCATCAAATAAAATTGCCGATTGGCCTATTGCGCCCCCTCGCCCTATGTTGTAAACATATTTTTGCACTTTGCTTTTTGGTGCTTTTGGGAAAGGAAAAAATATGGCAATTTCAATGGCGTCATTGCGCCGCAGCACGGAGGTGAAAGCGCCGCGCATCATGCTCCATGCGGTGCATGGCATCGGCAAAACCTCGCTTGGTGCTGGCATGCCCAAGCCGGTGATCCTCCAGACCGAGGACGGTCTTGGCATGATCGAAATGCCCACCTTTGGGCTTCTTAAAAGCTACGCCGAGGTGATGGAGACCATCGCCTCGCTTTACAGCGAGGACCACGAATTCGAAACCGTGGTGCTGGACAGCCTCGACTGGCTGGAGCCGCTGGTGTGGGCAGAAACGTGCCGCCTGAACAATTGGAAAGATATTGAACAGCCCGGCTACGGCAAGGGCTACGCCGCCTCGCTGGATACATGGCGCGGAATTCTGGATGGCTTGAACGCCCTCCGCGACGAGCGCAAAATGACCATCGCAATGATCGCCCACACGGAGCCAAAGCGCTTTGAAAGCCCGGAGGTGGAAGCCTACGACCGTTACGCGCCCAAGCTCCAGAAGGCCGCGAGCGCCCTGGTGCAAGAGCATGTCGATTGCGTTTGGTTTATGAATTATCGCGTGTCGGTGGTGAAGGACGACAAGAAAGACCCGTCCAGCCGGGCGCGTGGTGTGGGTGGTGGGCAGCGCGTGCTTTATACCACCGAGCGCCCATCGCATCTGGCAAAAAACCGCTACCGGATGCCGGAATCCATCTCTCTGCCGGACGACCCGGAAAGCATGTGGCCGACCATCGCCCAGCACATCCCCTATTTCGCAACCAGCAAGGAGTAAGACCAATGGCATTTCTCGGTGAAACCTTTGACGCGACCAGCGTCGAACCCGCACAGCCCCGCGACAATCTGCCGCCCGGCAAGTACACGGCGCAGGTGATCGAAAGCATGATGAAGGAGACCGCCAAAGGCGGGACGATGCTTCAGCTTACGCTGGAAATCATCGATGGCCCCTCCAAAGGGCGCCGGGTTTGGGACAACCTGAACATCAAGAATCCCAACCCGACCGCGCAGGAAATCGCTTTGCGCACGCTTTCCGCCATCTGCTTGGCCATCGGCAAGCAACACATTTCGGATAGTGAGGAAATTCACTTCCTGCCCATGACAATCACCGTGGCGGTGGAAGTGGACAACCGGGACAAAGACCTCCCGCCGGATGAGCAGCGCCGTCGCAATGTGGTGAAGGGCTATGCCGCCGCCAGAGGCGATGCGCCTGTCGCCAAGGCACCGTCTAGCTTTAGCTCTAGGCAGGCCCCACCGCCTTCCACGCCCAGGCCCGCAGCGCCTGCCGCTGGTGGTGTCCCGCCCTGGCGGAAGTGACTAAAATACCGGGGCGCAAAACGCCCCGGTTTTTTTAACGCAGGGGAACCAACATGGTTGCACTACCACCAGCAGAGGACAAAACCGTCTCTGCGATCTACGACGCCTACGCCGCCGAGCAGGGTTCCGGCTACCGCAACCACTTGGGGGCCAGCATGATCGGTGCGGAGTGCAGTCGCGCCATTTGGCTGAGTTGGCGGTGGGCGACGCGCGCCAATCATTCTGGCCGGATGCTGCGACTATTCGAAACCGGGCACCAAGCCGAAAGCCGCTTTATCCACGACCTGCGTCGCATTGGCGTGACGGTGATGGCGCTGGACCCGGAGACCGGCCAGCAGTTTAACCTGCGCGACGCCAGCGGGCATTTCGGTGGCAGCATGGATAGCGTCGCCGTCGGATTCCCCGAGGCGCCCAAGGCGTGGCATGTTTGCGAATTCAAAACGCACAGCGAAAAATCCTTCACGTCGCTCAAGAAAGATGGCGTCGAGAAATCGAAGCCGACCCATTTCGCGCAAATGCAAATTTACATGCACCTCGCCGGAATTGAACGCGCATTCTATCTCGCGGTGAACAAAAACACCGACGAGCTATATCAAGAACGCATTCGATACGATGCCGAATGCGCGCTGCGCCTTGTCACCAAGGCCGCCAGGATCATCGCCAGCGTCGAGCCACCCGCGCGGATCAGCAGCGACCCCACACATTTCGAATGCAAATTCTGCGATCACGCCGCCGTCTGTCATGGCGACGCCATGCCCGAGCGTCATTGCCGGTCATGCTTGCACTCCGCCCCTGCGCCGGAAGGTGAATGGATGTGCGCGCGGCATGTGGAAATTATCCCGCCTGACGCGCAACGCACCGGCTGTGTGGCGCATTTGTTCATTCCCGCTTTGGTGCATGGGGAGCAAGTAGACGCGGGCGAAGACTGGGTGATGTATGTTCTCTCCAGTGGCGAAAAATGGATGGACGACGCGCAAGACGCGCTGGACTACAAAAAATGACCATCAGCCTCCGCCCATATCAGCGCGCCAGCATCGACGCGCTTTATAACTACTTCGGCACCAGCAGCGGCAATCCGCTGGTTGTGCTGCCCACCGGGACCGGCAAGAGCATTTGTCTTGCCGCGTTCATCCGCGAAGCGATTGAAGCCTATCCCGAGACGCGCATCCTGATGCTCACCCACGTTAAGGAGTTGATCCAGCAGAACTTCACCGCACTGCTACGGCTATGGCCGGAAGCGCCTGCGGGCATTTACTCCGCCGGGCTTTCGCGCCGCGACATCAACGCGCAAATCCTGTTCGCCGGTATCCAGTCAATCCATAAGCACGCCTTCCGCGTGCAACGGTGCGATCTGGTGATCATTGACGAAGCGCACCTTTTGGGGCGCAACGATGGAAGCATGTATCGCGCTTTCCTGACGCAACTGAACGAAATCAACGCGGGGCTGCTGAAGGTGATTGGCTTTACCGCCACGCCATACCGCCTGGATTCTGGGCTATTGCACGAAGGAAAAGACCGGGTTTTCACCGACATCGCTTATGAAACGTCGGTGCTGGAAATGATCCAGCAAGGCTATCTCTGTTCGGTGGTGCCGAAGCAAACCACAACCCAGCTTGATGTGACCGGTGTCGCAAAGCGGGGCGGGGAATTCATCGCCAAAGATCTAGAAGCCGCCGTTGACCGGGATGAAATCACCACAGCCGCCGTCGATGAAATCATCGAGCACGGCAAAGACCGTGGATCGTGGCTGGTGTTCTGCTCCGGGGTGGATCATGCGCTACACGTCCGCGACGCCATCCGGGCGCATGGCATTTCCGCCGAGACGGTGACAGGCGACACTCCCAGCGGTGAACGGGCCAGCATCCTGGCGAATTTTAAGGCCGGGCGGTTGCGGTGCATCACCAACGCCAACGTCCTCACCACCGGCTTCGATGCGCCCGGCACTGATCTGGTGGTGTTGCTCCGCCCCACCGCCAGCGTCGGTTTGTATATCCAGATGGTGGGACGCGGCACGCGGCTGGCGGAAGGCAAGGATGATTGCTTGATTTTGGACTTCGCGGGCAACACCGCGCGCCATGGTCCTATCGACAAGGTGGATGGACGCCGCAACGAGAAATCCGACGTGCCGGGCGAAGCGCCGACCAGAACCTGCCCGGAATGCCAGACCATCAACCACGCCGCCGCCAGAGCTTGTATTTCCTGCGGCTCTGAATTCCCGCCGCCCGCATCCAAAATCGCTGCCATGGCTGCGACGGATGCGCTGCTATCCACGCAAATCAAGCCAGAATGGATTCCGGTCAAAGACGTGACGTATGCGCTGCACGCCAAGCCGGGCAAGCCGTCGTCGATGCGTGTGACCTACGTTTGCGGGCTGACCATCCACAGCGAGTGGATTTGCTTTGACCACATCGGCTATCCCAGGCAGAAAGCCGAAAGCTGGTGGAAACGACGCAGCGATGCGCCGATCCCGGCGAATAGCCAAGCCGCAACTGACGCCGCCAACACGCTGCGTCAGCCGACCGAAATTCAGGTGCGGCCCGTGGGGAAATACGTCGAAATTACAGGCTTCAAATTTTGACGGGCGTGCTGCATTCTGACTGACCAACAAGGAGAACATGGGAAAATGATCAAAACCGTCTGCATCAATGAGGATGAAGAGTGAGTGCGTGCGCATCATGCGGTTCTGAGGGAGAATTGCATCGACATCACTTGATTCCTCGCGTTTATGGCGGCGCTGCCGCGCCAACCGTGCTTCTCTGCCTTGCGTGCCATGGAGTGGTGCATGGAAAAGAATTTCCAACGCACCATAAGTATTTGACCAAAGCTGGGTTGCTTGCTGCTAAGGCCCGAGGCGTCAAGCTGGGAGGCCACAGGGGCGGGCCTGCACCGACCGACGCCCACCGCGTGAAGGCGAGTGCCGCGCTGGTGGCCAAGGCTACCAGCCGAGCGCGGGACCTAGCTCCGTTACTGGCGTCGATTCGCGCCGAAAGGCATATGAGCCTGCACGCCATGGCACAGGCCCTGAATGCCAAGGGCATCCCTACGGCGCGTGGCTGCGCCTGGACACCGACAGCGGTTAAGCGTGTTTTAGAATTAATCAATAATGCTGAAGCGAAAGGAACATGAGAATGATCGAAGCAAACGAACATGAGCTTGCCGCGATGATGCAGGCATCAGACCGGGCCGGGGAATTCATCGAAAGCCTGGGCAAGACGGATATGGCGGCGTGGAGCCGCGAGCAGTGGGGCCAATTTATCGAGGTGATTTGCACCGGCTATGTCGATAAGCTGGTTGACCTGCGGGCGGGCGTTGATGCCGCCATGGACAAAATAAGGACCGTCGGATGAACCCCCCAATGTCAAGATTTAACGATTACCTCAACTCACGCAAAACCACGCCAACGCTGGTCGATGCCGCCATCGCCATGGGCGTTCCGGTGTTTCCCTGCGATGCGCAAAAGCGCCCGCTCACCGCGCATGGATTTAAGGACGCGACCGCAAACCCCGAGGAAATCCGCCGCCTTTTTGCCAACCCCAAGGCCGCCATGATCGGCATGCCGACGGGCGAAATCACTTGGCTTGTGGTGGTTGACGTGGACGTGAAAGATGGCCGCGCCGGGATGGAGTGGCTCAACGCCAACAGCCACCGCCTACCGCAAACTCGCACCATCCGCACAGGCACCGGCGGGCTGCATATCTACCTCCGATGGCCGGGCCAGATAATCCGGAATTCCGCTGGCAAGATCGCGCCCGGCATCGACATCAGGGGCGACGGTGGTTACGTCGTTGTCCCGCCATCCCCAGGCTATGCGGTGGCGGACAATTCCGACGTGGCCGAGGTGCCTGAGTGGCTGATGCCCATCCTCGCCCCACCGGCCCCGCCAGAACGCCCCACAGCGCCCGCTCAGGTGTCTGCGCCGTCCCGGCCCCACAACCCCGACGGTGGGACGCATTACGGCGTGGCGGCGCTGCACAGCGAGTGTGACGCCATCCGTCGGGCGTGGGATGGGAGCAAGCACCACACGCTGAACAAGGCGGCGTTTTCGATTGGTGGGCTGGTGGCGGCGGGAGAGTTGCAGGAGGGGTTTGCGTTTGCGGAGCTTTCCGCCGCACTGGCGGACATTCGCCATGCCTGCAAGGATTTCAGGCATGCGCAAAACACCTTGCGCACCGCATTCCAAGACGGGATGCGCAAGCCGCGCGACGTGCCTGAGCGCATGCCCGCCATCCCCGACGGTCAGCCGCACGCCGCCGCTGCATTGCTGGCCAAGCTGGACGCCCGCAACGCCGAAAAGCAGAAGGCGCCGTTGCCGGTGGCCGCGGATTTGATGGACGTGCCTGGGGCGCTGAAAATGTTCGTCGAGCATTGCGAGGCGACGGCGATCAGCCCACAGCCTTTCCTCGCTCTCGCCGCCGGGATCACGCTAATCGGCACGCTGGCCGGGCGACGCTACTGCACCACCACTAACTTGCGCACCAATATCTACGCCATAGGCATTGCGGATTCCGGCGCCGGTAAAGATCACGCCCGTCGCGTGATTAAGAAATGCCTGCACGCCGCCGACCTGTCGCAATATTTGGGAGGCTCCGACATCGCATCCGGCTCCGGCCTCCGCACCGCCTTGGCGCGGCATCCCGCCATGCTGTTTCAGATTGACGAATTCGGTGACTGGTTGACCGGCATCGTCAGCGACAAAGCCGGAAGCCACAGGAAGCAGATCGCCGCCATGCTCAAGGAGCTTTACAGCAGCGCCAGCGGGCCGTGGCAGGGCACGGAATACGCCGACCAAAGCAAGATGGGGCGCCCGCGCGAGGACATCCACGATCCTCACGCCTGTTTTTACGGGACCACCACGCCCGGGCAGTTTTGGAACGCCATAGCGGGCGCAAGCCTGCACGACGGGTTGATGGCGCGGATGCTGCTTTTCGTCAGCCCGTGCAGCTACCCGGACGAACAAGAACCCGCCTTGATTGATCCGCCCGCCGAACTGATTGAGGCGCTGCAGGCGATTGCGCGGGGCGCTGGGGGCGGGAATCTGGCGGATTTGATGATGTCCACAATGCCTGCCACGGTCACGACAGTGGCCGAGACGCCGGAGGCCACCGACGCCAAGCGCGCCATGCGTCACGACCAGTTGCAGCAGCAGCGCGAAGCCGAGGGAACGTATGTGACGGCCATCGCGGGGCGGTTGGCGGAGAACGCGATGAAGCTGGCCCTGATACGGGCCGTGGCGCGCGATCCGGGCAAGCCGGTCATTGACGTGACCGATGTCGCCTGGGGCCGGGCGCTGGCACAGCATTGCGTTGATACCCTGCTGCGCGACGCCGGGATGCACGTCGCAGACACCGATTACGAGCGCAAAATGCAGAAGACGCTAAACATCATCCGCAAGCACGGGCCACTAACGGCTCATGCGATGGTTGACCGGCACCGCCTGGGGCTGAATCCCAAAGAGCGCGCCGAGGTGCTGGACGATCTAGTCCGGATGGGCAAGGTGGTGACGGTGGAGCCGGACAAAAACAAGCCCGGACCCAAAACCATCAAATACATGCTCAACCCATCATTTGCCGATTGATGGATTGATTTACCTGTGGGAAATTAAGTAATCCCCCACAGGTAAATCTTTGAAAACACTAATTTCCCCATCTTCCCATTTTCCCACATAGAGACCTTTTATACGTCTCGCGTATCACATGATTTCCATCACGCGTAATGGTTTGGTTTTCGAACCCCCCCCTCTGTGGGAAAATGGGAAAATGGGAAAATAAAAGAAAAAACAACAAACACATACACTTAGACCCAACTTGACTTCCCACACATTTTCCCACGTCAATGGTTTTTTACAGGAGAAAAAAAATGAACGCAGAATCACGCTCACTACTGGAATCCATTCTGGAGAAAGCATCTAAAAAAAGGGGGCGGGTTCATGATGAAATGATCCGCGCCTCCGGCGCAGGTTTTGATTTGACTAAAGCAAGCGGAATAAATGATTTCATCGGCGGCCTTTTGATGAACGCAACCGAAATTTTTGCAGCGAGCTTTAAGCCGGGTGATAGAGACGCCGCAGGATCAATTTTAGCGGCTTGGGTTGCCGAAAAGGTGGGCACGTATTCGGAGACCGAACATACCCCTGGCGTCGATTCTGGTGACCGCTGAAGGCGGTCTGGAGCCTGGGAGGTAGGGGTCATGCGGAGGATGCGTTAAAGCCGCTGGAGGTGCCTTAAAAGCGGTTTTGGCAAAAGTAAAAATAATTTGTTCGATGGACGCTTTTTGGGTTGCATGGTTTTTTGACGGGGCTTAAAAGGGTTTCAGGCGGACGGATTGGCCGACGCCACAAGACGGGGACTGAGACCGATGACCAAAGAAGATTTCCACCGCCAGCACGACGAGGCGTATGAGCAGCGCGAAGCTATCTGGGCGCAATACGCCACGGCGACCTGGGACCGGATTGCGGACCTGGGCGACAGCGCCCGGGCGCTGACCGCCAAGATGGCGAAGCTGGAGCGGGATTACCACGCGGCGCTGGCCGCACGGGCGGGGATCAAGGCGCAATGATTCTCCCCACGATCCACATGAACGGCACCAGCGCGCGGGCTTTGCTGGAAGGCTACTGCGATGCCATCTCGGCAATCCACGACGCTCTCGACGCTCTGGCACGGGCCGCGCCCAATGGCCGGGACTATTACCCGCAGGGGCCGGACACATGCGCCCTGGCCGATGCCGAGCATGATGCCCGCAAGCGGGCATTGGTCGGCGTGTTGCAAGAATTGCAGGTTTTGGCGGAGCATGTCGCAGACCGGCAAAAATAATTTGTCGGATGCGCTCTTTTTGAGTTGCATCAACCGTTAATGGGCGTTAAAAGGGGTGCAGGCGGCGGGATCAACCGACCGCCGCAGGAAAGGAACTAGGACGATGACCGAATACCAGATTGAACTGAGCGTCGAAGCCAAGATGAATTCCTTGGATCGGGCTTTTATGAACCCGGCCAATAAAATGACTCAAGCGGATTACGACGCGGAGGTGAAGAAACTCAACCGCTGGGCAAACGCTCAAATGGCCCGTCGGACAAAGGTCTGACCGGTCACTGGATGCGCCGCCCCACACGGAGGCGCATCCAGTGACCGGGTGGAATCAACCGCCCGGCAACATGGAGAAAGAAAATGAACAAAGCCCGCCGCAAAATTCTGGGCGCCTTCGTCAAGCGCCTATCCGAAATCATGGAAGAGATCGAAAAGGTCAAAGACTTGACCAGCGAACTTATCAACATGATCGATGAAATCGCCAATGTTTGCGACGAAGAGCAAGAAGCGTTCGACAATATGCCCGAAAGCTTGCAGGCCGGTGAAAAGGGCCAAGCCATGGAATCCGCTATTGGTCAAATGGACGAAGCGATTGACGCCATCAACGACATCGTTAACGCGCTGGATAGCCTCAATGCGCTGGACAGCCTCGACATGCAGAGCATTATCGACGCCCTGGAAGGGGCAGCAAAATGACCATCCAAAACGGACGCACCCGCCGCACGCGGCAAAAGCCGAACGCGCGATGGGATGCTTACGACAATCTCCCGCCGCTCACCCGTCAAGCGCTGCAGGAAGGGCCGCAGCAATGGTGCGACATCGTGGTGGCCAAGACCATCAAACAGTTGCGCAAGCAGCACCCACTGCTGTCTATGAACAGCATCGACAACATTGCCGCTCGCATGGTGCAGGGCTGGCACCTCGAAGACATTGCAGAAGCGCGTGCGTGGCAGCCTCCGCGCAAACCCTTCCAACGGAAATTGCCATATCCGATTCCGTCGCCGCACATCGCCGCCGACGCCACCATGCAAATGAGCGGGAGGACACCAGCATGAGCAACGCACCAGTGCCAAATTGGTTTGAATGCGAATACGTTATGATTGACGGCGAGGTGGTGCGCATCGAGCCGAGAACGAGAGATCAGCAAAAGAAGGAATTCCGAAAACTGCTCGACGACACGGGCGTCTCTATCGCGTGGCTGGCCAAAGCCACCGGACGCAGCAAGGGCGCATTCCGGCGATGGCTGGATGGCAGCGCCCAACCGCCAGAGGAGCTTTGGGAATGGCTGGAAGAACGCGCCGACAACCCGCCGCCGACCTTTGAACCCGACCCACGCAAGAAAAAGAAGAATTCGCCATGACCACGCCGATTAAATATCCCGAAATCTATGACGAAATTCGGCGCTGCCCGAATGAGCCGCCCGCATCCATCGCCAAGCGCCTGGGCTTTGAGGCGAGAACCGTCGGGCATGTCCGTGCCCGAATGGTTAAGGCGGGCGTGGTGGAAAACATTTTCCACAAAAACGTCATTGCGCACCCGGAAATTTATAACGCGATCCGCGAAAATCCCAACGAAATGCCTGCGTCCATCGCCAAGCGCCTGGGCGTTGCGCCACGTCTCGTTTCCCATGTGCGGGGCAGGATGATCGCCAACGGCGTGGTGCAAAACATCTCAATCCGAAACCTCACGCCCATCACCGACGACGAGCGAACGGTCATCCTGGCGCTGCGCGAGCGCGGATTCTCTTATCCCGCCATCGGGCAGAAAATGGGACGCAGCAAAGGCGCGATTGAACGTCTGTGCAACAACGCTCGCGACGCGGGGGAGCTAAGGCCAATTGTTTATCAGCCCCGCGAGGCAGTGCAGCGCGCCATCGAAATGGTTGAAAAGCGCCCACTGCCCAGGCTTGGCTTGAACATGACGGAATCGGAGGAGCGCGCTGTGGCATCGCTTCAAAATTCCCTGCGGAACAAAACCAAGTTGGAACTGCTCACCATGGTGCGGGGCCGGATGCGAAAATAAATCGAGAAAAATGGCGAAAGGCTATTTTCTTTTTTGCGGGAACCCGTTAAAACATTTTTGACGGCGCGATGAGGCGCCGCAGAGAAACGGAGAGAGAACATGAACAACAATTGGGAAACACAATATGACGCGGTGGTTCTGCATGCTTGGGAGCAGTGGACGCAGAACGGTCTTGGCCTCGACACCGAGGATTGTGCGCAAACCATCAAAAGCGTGCAAAACGCCGCGACCAACGCATGGCAGGACGGCATGGCGGACGATCAATGGGTTTACGCCACCATACGGCTGCTGAACGGCAAAACGATGCCAGCCTATTACATCACCCACACTGACGACGCGGACGAAGAGCATCAGCTTTACGGCGCATGGGACGCGCCCAGCCCCGAGGATGCCATCGCGCAAATGCTGACGGAAAGCCAAGGCATGGACGATGGCCGCTGGACCGCTCGCGAGGTGACCCGCAAAAGCGACGTGATTTCGTAATCAACCAAAAACTCAAAAAGAGAAGACAAACAATAATGACGACACACACTCACGGTCCCTGGACCATCACGGAAACCTACACGGGCGCATTGTCCATCAATGTATCGCCTCAAGTGCCAATTGCCACAGTGGGCGGGGCCGGGTGGCATTTGAGCGCACAGACCGCTCGCGCCAATGCTCGCCTGATAGCCGCCGCGCCGGAATTGTTGGAAGTTTGCCGCGAAGCTCTGTCCTGCATTGAACGCCATGTTCTGCCGACCACTTTTGCGCCGCGCCAACGGTTGCGCGACGCCATTGCCAAGGCGGACGACTGATTCGCCCGTCAAAAATTAACCGGAATCCGGTTAAGTATTTCCCACCTAAAAAATCCGCGCCCGTCAAAAAATATTGGACAAGGGGGTTGGCGCGGTAAAAAAAACCCTGTAAAAAAATCGGGCGGGGCGATGATGCCCCGCAGAGAAAGGAACTAAAAAAATGGCACCGCTTCCCACCCGCATCGCCGCCACCCAGGCCGCTCCCGCAGCCAAGCACCAGCCCTCGCCCCAGCAAATTGCGGTTTACGACTGGACCAGCAA